TTCCGTCCAGCCCTCAACCTGCTCAGTTTGCGCTGAGTTCCTGCCAGAATTTGTTCCAACGTGGACGGAGTGTGTTCATCACGTCGCGTCGGTCCTCGATCGCCATCATCATCGGGAGGCAAACGCCTCGGAGGTCGCTCTCGCCCTGGTGGCGGCGGAGGAGGAGTCCTCCGTTCTGGTCTCGCTCGCGGCGGAGGCGGCGGCGGTGGGATGGCATCATCGTCATCATCTGGGGGCAAATCCCTAGGGGGTCGTCTCCCAGGAGGGGGAGGGGGCGGGGGAGTCCTTCGTTCTGGTCTTGCTCGAGGTGGAGGGGGCGGGGGTGGAATGGCATCATCGTCTGGAGGCAAACGACCAAAGCGAGCTTCGTGGTCATCAATTTCCCGCTGCGTAAGTGGGCGCGTCGAATCAGGGTCGCGACGCCGTCGTATTCGGTCGCGGATACTGCGCATGCCCCCCTCGTCGCGATCACCACGAGTATCAGGGGCATACCCCTTGGGCTTCCTTCGCGTGTGGCGCATGCCGGGAAGGTTCGTATTGATCCCAGGGATAGCAGGACGTTCGAAGGGGGTGCCCTCTTGGACTAGCCCATCGTTGTCGCCATCCCAAGCGTCTGGGTCGAAGAGCTGCAGGGCCCGCCCGGCCCTACGCGCTTTTCCCAGTCCACCACCTCGCCCCAGTTTTCCTCCTAGGGCCTTGATGGCCATTTCGGCTGCGTCTCGGAAATCAGGACCGCCACCAGTAAGGAGCAATCCCTCCCCGGTGGGGGTGGCCTCTACGTCGTAGTAGTCGAGAACTGGCTCAAGGAATGCCTTGGCTTCGAACAGTTGTTCGACTCCACAGGGAACGAGAATCGGAAGATTGCTTTCCACCACCGTAGGGTCAAAAGCCTTCGTATCCGGATCCTTTCCTAAGATTGGATTTGGATTTGGTTTTCTGTGAATGTGACCCAGGGGGTTGGGGGGACCTGGCGTACTGATTGGCGAGTAGATCGTTTGAGGCCTGACGCGAGCAGGCTTTCCGAACATGTACTTGCCATCATCTGTCTTGTGGTAGGGCATCCGGTACATGCGGGTGGTTTGATCCACCATCTTGCGGAGGAACACCACCATGTTTTCGCTGGCCTCAACGATCTTGATCGGCACCTTTGTTCGCCCGTGGATTTCCTTGGCGAGGGCGATGCGGGCCTCCATGTCGATGGGACCGGCTTCCCCGCGAGACCAAATGTCCCTAGTGGCTGCCTCATGATGATCGGAATCTGGCTTATTGGGCGTGGGCAGGGGAATCATCAGCATGGGCATACGGCCCATCATGAAGCCCTTCTCGAATACAACGGCCTCTTCTGCTGCTTCTGGCTCCATCTCCATTGTCTTGGTGCCGCAGTCACATCCGTTTAGTCCGCAGGCGCCGTATTCTCCGTCCTTGACAGAGATGGTTCCGGTGAGTTGGTTGGCACCGTGGAGAACAGGACTTACTTCATAGAGTTCGACCTCTTTGAGCATGTTGGCCTGCTTGACCGGATCAAAATTGGCTTGAAGCGTTTTGTAGCCAATTGACCATTCTTGTTCTTCGCCGAAGAAAGCGACGTTGGCGAATGCCTCTCGTCCCTTTTCTGCGCCCAGATTGAATTGAACTTTTGCGAACAGACCGCCGATCCCGGCAGTCTTCATTTTCTGCGGGAGTCGGGGATCCGAGTTGGGAACCTCGTAGATCTCCAGAACCTTCCCGATGGGATCGTTCCAGCTATGTCCCCAAACCACTCGTGGTTTACGACGCTTAAGACTTTCGGTGAAAGCTCCAGGCAGGACGATGTCTCCAACGCTGTCCTTGTTGCCTATACCGGCTACAAAGCACTCAACGATTCCCTCTGCCTTGTCGACGGTGACCTGAGCACCGGAACGGGCTTTGAACTGGACACCTGTGAGAAGATCGTTGGACATGAAGCACCTCCGTCCCTAATGATAAACGACAGGAGGCGTCTAGCGTGTAAGTAACAACCTTATACCAGGTACTTTCCGTAAACTATTTTACGGAAATCAGCTGATAGCGAACGCCCAGGCCCTTCGAGCTTCATCTTCGGAGACTGTCGCGGGAGTTTTGGCCAAAAGACTGGCAAATAGACCGACCAAATCGCCCTTGAGGGCCGCATGACGCCTGTCTTCATCCTGTAGACGCATGGTTTCAAGCACCATAACTTCAATCTTTATCTGAGTTTCCGTGTTAATGCTCTTGATGCGATCCATTTGGGCATTCAGCTGGACCTGTATGTCTTCCGGGGAGGGCGGTTCGTACTCTCCGGATTTTGTTGACTGGGCTGTTTGGGAATCCTTGATAATGGAGTTCAAGACTGGACGAATATCCTCGTCTATCTGTCGATCCCAGGTGCCGAGGGTAAAGATGTTGTCGACCTCTAGTGACCCATCGGTAAGAAGTGAACGTGCCTTCCGACCTGCTGCTTTCTCGAGTACAACGCGCTGCTGGCGTTCGAACAGACGTTCGAAACTGCGATCCAGGATGCCGGTCCACCGTTCATAATCCTGTCCGAATTCTTCCTCTGCCTTAGTTTCGATGAACTCCGGTTCACCCGATAGCTGACCCATGTCTGCTGGGGCGGGTTGCTGTCCATTGGCGGGTGGGGCACCAGCCTGAGCGGCCATAGCCCCCTGCATTGTGTTGGGATCTAGGGGTTGCTGGCCATTACCCGGGGGCTCCCCACCCCCAGGCACTGGCATGCCGGGCTGTGGCGCTCCCGGTTGTCCGCCCACCATTGCACTGGGCTGCTCCATTTCCTTCTCTGTGTTGGCAATCGGTGTCAAATTCGGGTTCATCAGAAGCGAGTCGGCAAGTTCGGACTTAACCGGGTCCTTGCCGGTCATCTCACGATATTCGTTGACACTGATTAGACCCTGCTGTAGTTCGTCCATCAGGTAACGATCTCGCTCTTGCTTGTAGATGATGAGGTTTGGGACGGTTGAAGTATCGAAGTCGATGTAGTGAACGGGATCTAATTCGTCCAGAGCGCGGGCAAGTGGTTCAAGATGGGGAAGCATCGTCTCCATCCAGAACACCCGGATTTCCTCGGCAGCGTTACTGAAGGTTCTTCCGGACGCGTTGCCAATAACCGATTCGGGAACACCGAACGAGGCCAGGATTTCTTCCTTGGTGATTTGGCGCATTTGGATGTAGGCGGCATCTCTCGGGCTGGAGGAGGTGTCTACGAAGTCGACTCCATCATCAGCCGAGACCACAGTGGTTGATCCGACTCGCCCAAGATTGCCACGGAAGCGGGTGCGCAATTCGTTCTTGTCGTCATCTTCGATTTCTCCACGAAGAACCAAAAGTCCCCCAGGTCGACCGTCATTCAGTAGGAAGTTACGGTTGTAGAGCTTGGCAAGATTTTCGATCTCGATGGCGATGCCAGCCGACTCCATGGGAGTTAGGGACAGGTATGGATCGAGGGGGTGTGGACGACGTACCCAACATACTTCCTCGGGCTTGAGGGTGAGTTTCCGACCGTCGGGCAGGTCCACTTCATATCCGGATACAAATGTTTTGGGATGAGGAATGGGGGCGGTGTGCTGCGGTGGAAGCAGGTTCAATCCGATGATGGAACCATCTCGTCCTCGGACCTTCTCAATGAAGGCCCCACGGCTACCAAGTAAAAGCTGTGACGAAAGTCTGTATCTGAATATGAAGGAATTCTCGCCAATATTAGACTTGGAATTGAGAATGTCGAGAATGGAACTTTTGTCCATGGTCTCTCGGCTGCTTACGATCTTCCCATCGGGAGCGTTTCCCTCCCTGAGAATGATCGGCAAGCGAGCTTGGTTTCCAGCGATGGCGTCAATACATCGAGCCACCCAAGTGACCTTCTGCATGCCCTCTTTGTAGGCGCGCTCGATGTCCCAAGCGTCACGATAGGGCTGACCGACCAGAGACGGGTTCGCTGAAATCGGCGCGCCAGGGCCCACCACCTTTTGCTGAATCCCGTCCAGCGCTTTGTTAGAGGAGTTCCATGCCATGTTTACTCAAGACCCAGTAAAAACCCGAATATGCCACAAGCCAGACCCCCGACGATTAGGCCCAAAGACGTGTCAACCATTCCAGCGCCTATGCCTGTAAGGATAATAAATGATACCATCAGTACATTGGCGAGTTTGTCCCGCTCCAACCAACTGAGCACCCTCTGCCAAATATTCATGTGGTCCTTACTGTAGTTGGCTATGAACTATCAATTGTCACCTATCCTAGAATAGACCAGACTGCGAGGTACGAGGGTGACGAAAGACTGGAACAAAGTCCTCGACTACCTTGAGCCCAAGGCGTCTCCGCACTGCCCGGAGGAACCTTCGTTAACTCAAAAAGTCTTCCTGCGGACCTATGCCTTGGAGGCCCTCTTCGGGGGAGCGGCCGGTGGAGGCAAAAGCTCGGCCCTCTTGATGGCGGCTCTCCAATATGTGGATGTCCCAAGTTATTCGGCCATCCTGTTCCGGCGTACTTATGCCGACCTTGCTCTGCCAGGAGCGCTCATGGACCGTTTTTTGATGTGGATCGGGCAGGAGGAAGATGTCCGTTGGAACGCAAACTCCTACACGGCGTCGTTCCCGTCGGGAGCTCGAATCGCATTCGGTTACCTCAACAACGCCCAGGACTACCTGCGCTACAAGGGTGCGGAATTCCAGTTCATCGGGATGGACGAGGTCACCGAGATCCGAGAAGCGGACTACCGATACCTATTCTCTCGCTTGCGTCGTCCGGCTTCGGGTCCGCTGTCGAAGGTCCCCCTGCGGATGAGGTGTGCTTCCAACCCTGCGCCTAACTGGGTTAGACAGCGCTTCATCGTTGAGGGCAAGACTGAGCAGCGTGTGTTCGTACCCTCCTTCCTTTCCGACAACCCGGGCATCGACTCGGTGTCGTACCGACAGTCCCTGCAGGCCCTGGACCCCATTGAGCGCAGGCGGCTCGAAGAGGGCGACTGGTGGGCAACCACTCTCGGGTCACTCTTCGATCGTGAGTCCGTAGTGATTATCGATGGAAACGAGATTCCACAGCTAACTCCAACAGCTCGCGCCATACGGTTCTGGGACTTGGCGGCGACCGAACCATCTCATTCGAACCCGGATCCTGACTGGACGGTCGGAACCCTCATGATGTTTGACCAAGGAATTTCTTACATCCTTGACGTAAAGCGTATAAGGGCTAGAGGAGAAAAGGTAGAACAGTTGATTGCCCAAACGGCTTACGAGGATGGGGTAACAGTACCGATCAGGATGGAGATGGAGCCGGGGTCATCCGGCAAGATGCTGGTCGACCAGTACGCCAGGTACATCCTTCCGGGCTACGACTTCGTGGGCATGCGTGCCACCGGAGATAAGGTCACCCGTGCCAGGCCCTTTGCGGCTGCAGTCGCCAACGGTAATGTGCGAGCCATTCGGGGACCGTGGCTTACGGACTGGTTGGACGAGTTGTCGTCTTTCCCGGAAGCCTGTAATCACGACGACCAAGTTGACTCCGCCACAGGAGCTTTCACAAATTTGACCGGATTGGGGTTGCCACAGC